AGCAGTAGTGATTTTTACATACAAAGTTTAACACAAGATAAAGACATAGTTTTCTATGGCAACGATGGTGGCAGTGGTGTTAATGCCCTTACTCTTGATATGTCAGATGCAGGAAGTGCAATATTTAACAATCACGTTTATATATCTGACAATAGCAAATTACAACTTGGGGCATCGTCAGATTTACAGCTTTACCATGATGGTTCTAATAGTTATATTACAGAGGCAGGAACTGGTGTATTAACGCTACAAACAAATGGTACAGAAGTACAGATTAATAATGGCACTTCTGAGTATATGGCTAGATTTATCACAGATGGTGCAGTAACCCTTTACCATAATGGTGCTGCCAAGATTGCAACAACAGCCACAGGTATAAGCATCAACGGTGACAATTACATTTCTATGCAAGAAAACCATTTCATCAATCGTAGATTTGAGATGGATGCAGCGGATAATGCAAGTCCTGTTTATATTTTGCTCTGTCTTAATGCTGCAAACAATGACGTGAACGGTACAATTACGATGGACCGAACAAGCGGTTTTAGACATGCTTGTAGTTGGAATATGATTGTAACTTCAGGCACTTCAACTACACCTCTTGGAAGTCTCATGGGGCATAGTGTTTCTGGTAGTGGTCAACCGTCGGCAAGGCTAGTTACACTTACTTATAGTTCTGTAAGTTATGTTGCATTAGAGCTTACAAACCCTGAAGCTTATCACGAAACAACTGGCGCATATTTTAATGGTCGTATTGTAAACTCTGGGTCAAACACCCTCACGCCTAAATTTGCTTCTGCTGTGACTAGTGTTTCAGCTTTAGCTCAAGGTAATAGCAAAGCTGTAATTGGAAATACATTAAGCGTTGGTGACATCACAATTAATGGATCAACTATATCTGATGCTGCCGATCTAACTATAGATGTTGCAGGTGACATTATACTTGATGCTGATAGTGGAGAAGTTTGGCTTAAAGATGGCGGAACTAATTTTGGAAGATTTTTCCAATCTAGTGGTAATCTTTATATTAATCACCCAAATCAAGATCAAGATATTATAATTCAAGGTAATGATGGGGGTTCAAATGTAAATGCACTTACCTTTGATATGTCAGATGCAGGGGCGGCTTCTTTCAACAATAAAGCAGTTATAAATCATAACAACAACAATTACGACGATGGCCTTATATTACGCTCTACTTTAGATTGGGGTTACGGTACTTCTTTATCTTTTGATGCGGTTACTTCAAATGGCGGATCTAATGGTACAGTCGGTAAAATACAAAGCAGGTGGCAATCAGCAGGTAATCATGCACTAGATTTTTATGTTTTTGGAAGCAGTTCCTTAACGCAAAAAGCTAGGTTAGATGCAACTGGATTGGCTATCACAGGTACACTAACCGCTACAGGCGACATCACTGCCTACTATTCAGATGAACGATTAAAGGACTTTGAAGGTAAGATTGACGGTGCTTTAGACAAGGTTAGCCAATTAAGCGGTTATTATTTCCGCGAAAACGACAAGGCTAAAGAATTAGGGTACGATAACGATGCCCTACAAGTTGGTGTATCTGCTCAAGAAGTTGAAGCGGTAATGCCAGAGGTAGTAAAACCTGCGCCAGTTGATCCTGAATATAAAACAGTACAGTATGAAAAACTTATTCCTTTACTCATTGAAGCAATTAAAGAATTAAAGGAAGAAGTACGCCAACTCAAGGAGGATAAGGCATGACGCTGCAATCCTCTGGTGCAATTTCTTTTAGTCAGTTACGAACTGAGTTTAACAAATCAGGTCAAACTAGCTTAAGTGATTACTACGATATTGTTGATGATGTTCCTGCCTCTGGTGCAATTGATATGTCAGATCTATATGGTAGACAACGTAAAGGGAAACTACACGCAATTGGGTTGTGGAAAAGTAGTTTGCAATCCTCTAAGTCAACAGGAGTTAGCTCCCTCACTTATGTAGGTACAGCAGATTATAGATGGAACTATAGCACTACTCTAAGCACAGGGTCTAACCCTTGTTTACATCAAGGTACTGACAATAGACAGTCTGGCTATGGTGGCGGTACAGGTGTTCTGTTTTTCTATAAGTATAATTATGAACAGAACACTAGTTCTACTAGATGTAAACATAGATATAACGCATATAGATCAGGGCGTGATTGGGGTATTAACCATATGTCCATGATCTCATGGGCGCATTTTGATTAGGTTGTGATATGGCAGAGAATCCAGTTGCTACATGTGCAGCCGATGGTACTACGATCTTTGGGTCACACGGTGTAAGTTCTATAACTTATCACGGTACTGGCTACTATAGTTTTAACTTTGACAGCACTACTCAGGGTTATAGGACAACATCTTGGGATGCTTGTAATATATCCTCTGCACAAACGCCTTACACAGGTAACACATATTCTTATAGAATGTTACAGAGGTATAACTATCATTTTACAAGTAGTCAATCTCGTGTTAATGTTTACACAACTAATGTTTATTACAATAGCTATTTTTATGGGCTACTACGTAATCCAGGTTATCACACACTTATTTCTACTTCTGGCGGCACACAAGATGTAGATGAGTGCGATGTTGTAGGCGCAGTAAGGTTTAGCACAAACGCTAGTATCAGTCAGTGGGAAACAGGGACTTCAAGCGTATCAGATCAAGGTACAGGGATTCTTAGGGTTAATTGGACAACTGCATTTCAGAATAACTTTAGTGATTATCGCGCAGCAGCTATAGTGTTTCAGTCATATATCTCTGGGGGATATAATGCAGTTGACATGGTTTATCAACGTGGTACAAGTTATATAGATATACAAAGTGTAGACAGTTATGGTTCTAGGCGTAACCAAACAAGCTGCTCGCTTTTAGCTTTTAAAACATAGGAGTAACAATGCCTAATAGTGACTATAGAATATTATATAAGTCTCACGAAGGTGTGCTTGCAATTGTGTCTCCAGCAGATAATTGTGGCTTAACTGTTCAAGAGATAGCAGAAAAGGATGTACCTACTGGGCAACCTTATAAAATAGTTCTTGCTAGTGATATTACTTTAGATATGAATGATGAGTATCGTAATGCGTGGACTTGCTCAGATGACATACTTACAGATGGTGTAGGTGCTGAACACGGTAACGATAAAGACTCTGGGTATCTAATACCACAAACCCATGAGGATGGCACAGATAAAACTCAAGAAGAGTTAGATACTGAATTAGATGCTTTAATATATGGAGTAGCTCCAAATGATTGAGTATGATTTATTAAAAGTCAAAAGACTTAAAAAGCAGTTTATTCGTGTTGAAAGAATGCCAAAGCTAGAGAAGTTAGATATAGCTTTTATGCAAGCTTTGGAAGATAACGATACGGATGCACAAGCAGATATAGCTTCTAAAAAGAAAAGGCTAAGAGATGCCCCTGCTGATAGTGCTATAGATGCAGCAACCACAGTAGAGGCAGTAAAAAAAGTACGTCCCTCTATTTTAGATGAAACTTAAGAAAGGAAAGTAAAAATGGCTGAAGATAAAAAGGCTGTAATTACGATTGACGATGTAGAGTACACCGAAGATCAATTGACAGATGAGCAGAAGTTGATGGTTAACCACATCAACTCTCTACAACAGAAGATAAACTCTTCTAAGTTTAACTTGGATCAACTTAATGTAGGTCAAGATGCATTTGTAAAAATGCTCAAGGAAAGTTTAAACACAGTAGAAGAAGAACCTAAAGAAGCCGCTTAAGAGGTAAGCAATGGCCTTTTCACAGAATCCTTTTTCCGTAGCAAGCTTCGGTGAAAGCTATGAACAGGCTGATGCAAGTGTTACACTTAGTGGTGTATCTGCAACAGGATCTACTAATGCTGTAACTGTTATATGCGATGCATTAGTAGTTATAGATGGTGTACAAGCTACAGGAGCTATTGACACTAATGTAGTAGTAACTGCTTCTTGCGTAGTTATTCCTACTTCTGTAACTGCTACTGCATCCACAAACTCTGTTACTATAACAGCAACCGCTTTATTTACTATAGACTCTGTAGACGCGACAGGCTCTGTAAATGATGTAACAGTTTCAGCAGATGCAAATGCAATTTTAACAAATGACGGTGTGTCTGCTACTATCACAGTAAACGGTAGTGGTATAACCTTTTCTCTTGACTGTGCTATTACTGCTGATTCTGTATCAGCTATTCTTACATTAGGAACTATAACTGTAAATACTGTACAGTTTGATTATATATCATTAAAAGAAAACTACAGTAGAAACCGTATAGTTTATATTAAAGAATTTACAAGTAATGTAAATAATTTTGCTTATGTTCAAGAAGAACCAAGAGTAGTTTATATAGGTAGTATATCATCTGGTAGAACTGTTTATGTAGAAGAAGGTAAAGTCAGGACAGTATACATAGAAGAACAACCTTCAGAAAATAGAGTAGCATATGCTCAAGCCGCTTAAAGGAATATAACATGTCATTAAAATGGCCCAACAAAGACCCAGATGAAACACTAGATTACAGTATAGATTGGTCACGCTTTCTTGGTAGCGCAACTATAGCAAGCTTTACTTGGTTTGTTGATGCTGCAGATGGAACAAAGACGCAGCTAACTAACGCTGGCCCTTTAGTTAATGGTATACAACTAGTATCATCTTCTAATACTAATACAGTTGTTACTGCTCACATAGGCTCTGGAACTAACAATATATTATATAAATTTACGTGCCGAATAACTGATAGTAACGGTCTTGTTGTTGAACGAAGTGTACGTCTAAGAGTGAGGAATAAGTAATGGCATATAATTTTATGGGCCTTGTTAATGAGATAAATCGTAGGTTGAATGAAGTAGAACTATCAAGCTTTAATTTTGCAACAGCTACTGGTTTTTACAATACTGCAAAGGATGCAGTCAACGCATCTATAAGACACATAAATCACGAAGAGTCTAACTGGCCTTGGAATCACGTTTTAGAGGAAGAGGTACTAACTGCAGGTACGCTACGTTATGATTATCCTTCTGACACAAAAATACTAGACATGAACAGTTTTAGGATAAAAAGAGATAGCTCTTTAAACGTAAGTACAGTTAAATTAAAACCTTTGGACTACCAAGAATACCTTGACAAATACATAGATTATGAGTATAACTCTACGGATAGCATAAAAGCAGTACCTAGGCATGTAGTACGTGCGCCAAGTCAAGAGTTTTTAGTAGTACCTCCACCAGATAAAGCTTATGAATTAGACTATGAGTATTATCGTAATCCTGTATCTTTAGAATTATATGATGACGTACCCACTATACCACTTGAGTTTAAACACATCATAGTCGATGGTGCAATGTTCTATGCTTATCAGTTTAGAGGTGATACACAAGCTTCACAGATAGCTCAAGGTAAGTTTGAATCAGGTATAAAGTATATGCGTAGTCTTTACATAAATCGTTATGACTACATAAGATCAACAGTTATTGAAGGCTCAAGTACAAGAGCAACTAATCTGAAAGTTTCATAACAATGGCTACACAGTGGCAAACATTTCCTATTCAGTTTGGTGGGGGATTAATATCTAATCTTAGTCCATTACAGCATGGTATGTCTAACATAGGTTCAGGTTCTATACTACAGAACTTTGAGCCTACCTTAGATGGTGGTTACAAAAAGGTAGCTGGTTACAGTAAACTTATTTCAACAGTATTACCTGGGAGTGGCGTAGTTCAAGGTGTCGCTGTTGTAACTGAAGAAGGCTCACAAAAAGTTATAGCAGTTCGTAATGGTGTTTATTATCTAACTGATGCTAGTGCTGGCTCACCTACATGGACTGCTAAAGTTACTGCTTCTGATACAAACATAAGTAAGATAAGACATCTAACGTATAACTTTGGTGGCGCAAACCGTATTATGTTTGTTGATGGTGTTAATTATCCTGCGTACTATGATTTTACGTCAGGTGCAATTACATATTTATCTGGCTCTGCAGCATCAAGTGTAAATAATGCAAGTTTTGTAACTATATATAAAGAGTCTTTAGTTTTTGCTGTAGGAAAAACAGTAGTGTTTAGTGCTCCATTTAAGGATAACGAGTTTCTTGAAGCACTAAGTATGGGATCTACTGTAACAGGGTTAGCTGTCTTTCGTGATAACTTAATTATTTTTTGCGAAGATAAGATACATAAACTAACAGGGCTATTGGCTGCAGGTAATCCTCCTGCTAATCAGGTAATAACAGATGATATAGGTTGTATTGAGCCTGATAGTATACACGAAGTAGGTGGTGATGTTATCTTCTTAGCTCCTGATGGTATTAGAACTATTAGTGCTACGGATCGTATTGGTGACTTTGGATTAGATGTTGCGTCTAGACCTATAAGATCAACTTTAAATGATCAACTGGCTACTGGTACGCAGGTAACAAGTCATATTATCAGAGAGAAAGCACAGTATAGAATCTTTCAGTATACATCAAATGAAAGATCTAGTGTTGCTAAAGGCTTACTTGCAACAAAGTTTATAGATCAGGGTGGTCAAGGTTTTCAATGGGCAGAACTAAAAGGCTTTAAGGTTTATGTTTGTGATTCTAATTTTATAGGAGATACTGAACTTATCGTATTTTCTAATGAAGATGGTTATGTATATAAACAAGAGACAGGAACTAGTAGAAACGGAGCATCAATAGATGCTATATTTGAATCTGCTTATATGCCTATAAATGATCCACAAGTAAGAAAAACTTTTTATAAACTAGATCTATATTTAAAACCTGAAGGTACACTTAGCCTAACTGCAGGTATAAAATTAGATAGGAATGATGCTAATGTTATACAACCTCCAGTATTTACAATAACAGGTACAGGTGGAGGAGCTATCTATGGATCAACATCAGCAATTTATAATACATCAGTATACAGTACGCCTACTGACGAAACATATAAAACTAACTTAGTAGGGTCAGGTGCAACAGTGGCTCTACGAATTGAGGACAACAGTAGTAACCCAAGTTTTACACTTGATACTGCTGTATTAGAATATACTATAGAGGATAGACAGTAAGGAATAAGCTATGGGTACAGGTTACACCAGAAACGATACAGCCGATAACATTGCTAACGGTAACGTTATTGACGCAGCAGATCTTGATGGAGAGTTTAATGCAATAGAAAGTGCGTTTGATAGTTCTTCAGGTCACACACATGATGGTACTTCTACTGAAGGAGCACCTATTACTTTGCTTGGTCCAAGCCAAGACATTGTTGCTTCCGCTACTGTGTTAAGACCTAAAACAAATAATACAGTAGATTTAGGAGAAGGTACAACTCCTTTCAAGTTTAAAAATTTACATTTATCAGGTACTGCAGCCATAGCTACTAATGCTACAGTAGGTGGAACACTAGGTGTAACTGGTGCAACTACTTTAAGTGATACATTAGCAGTTACAGGTAATCAAACTAACACAGGTAATCTTACAGTAAACGGTAATACTGTACTTGGTAATGCAGCATCTGATACGGTAACGGTGACTGCTGATGTAGCTTCAAATCTTATTCCTTCTGCTGATGACACTTATGATTTAGGTGCTAGTGGCTCTGAGTGGAAAGATGCATATATTGATGGCACTGCTTATATTGATACCTTAGATGCAACAGCTATTACATTTAATAGCACATCAATTAGTGCAAGTGGTGCTGAAATAAATCATTTAAGCGGTGTTACATCTGCGATACAGACACAGTTAGACGCTAAAGCACTTACAGCAAGTCCTACTTTTACAGGAACGGTAACTGCACCCACAGTAAACATAACTAGTGCTCTACAGTTTAGTGGTACTCCTGTAACATCTACTGCAGCAGAGTTAAATATACTTGATGGTGTTACATCAGTATTTGGTGACTTAAATATTTTAGATGGTGCTGCTGCAGCAGGAGTTACATCTACAGAGTTTCAGTATTTAAATGGTGTAACATCTGCAATACAAACACAGATAGACTCAAAAATAGGAGCAAGTTACACAGGTGATGTTGACATTACTGGTGAACTTATAGTAGATTCTTATAATGAAACATTTGCTACTATAACTTCTTCTAGTGGTACAGCTACCATCAATTGTGAAGCAGGTAATGTATTCTCTTTAACGCTATCTGAAAATGTTACTACGTTTACTTGGAGTAATCCTCCTTCTAGTGGCACAGCTTATGGGTTTGCTTTAAAAGTAATACAAGATAGTTCTGCTAGTGGCTTTACAATTTCATGGCCTAGCGCAGTAGATTGGCCTAATGGTGCTGCTCCTACATTAAGTGGGGCAGCTAGTGCAGTTGATCAGTTTGTTTTTTATTCGCACGATGGTGGTACTACATGGTACGGATTTATTGGTGGTCAGGACTTGAAATAAATGAGTTTGTGGAAACGACAAATAATAGGAACCTCTGGATCAGCGGATGCTTATTGGGCAGGTGGTTTTACTACTATTCACGGAGGGGTTAGTAATACAGGTGGTTATTTTACTTATCAAAACGTATTAAGCTATGATAATGATAATGATATTTTATGGGGCTATGCAGGAAACCAAACTGGCGTTCCAACAGAGTCTAATATCTTTGCAATAGATGGATACAACGGTTCTTTTCTTTCAAGCTATTCTTTAGGTATTAGTTGGGCAGGAGCATCAAGTGGTAATTATAGACACGATGCACACAATCTAGGTTCTTACCCTTCTAAGAATGGGATTCTTTATATGGGAGGATATGCTCCCTATCAAGTTAGTAGCTCTGGTTATACCAATACTATGTTTGCTAATGCTACAATAGACATTAGTGCGTCTGGTACTAATAGAGGACTTAAATCAGGAAATGCTGCACAAGGTCATGGAGGAGATGGTAATCTTCATGATGGTGCTATATTGAATAACCCATCAAGCTATTCTGATGATTATATAGTTTACTTATTAGGAGATGAATACTTTTCTGGTCCAACAAATAAAAATCATATATGGGCGTTAGAGCCTGATGGTACAGTCAAGTGGCAAAAACAGTTATTTAATGGTGGTGCAGCTTATGTAGGAG